CGCGACACGGGATCAAGTTGAGGCGGTGGTGCACTGATGCCGACCTACATCCGCTGGTACGAATGCGACTGGTGCGGGAAACAATTCGAGGCCTGGTCCGACGCCGAAGCATGCGAATGGGACCACGAATACGCGAAGGAGCAGACAGCATGACCAGTAACGCACAGGCCGCTCTTGCCGCCGCACTGCACACCGGCTACACGGAAATAACCACATACGGGGATGGACGCAGCGTCACGCCGCGAGTGGAGAAGACGTTCAAGCCAGAGCACATCACCGCCCACGCAGAGCACTTCCTTAAGTGGCTCGACGAAAAGGACGGCCAGCAGGAAGAACACGCATCTCTCGAGCAGCGCGTCAGTCGTTTGGAGCAAAAGTCGTGACCGGCACGTTCTGCACCGGGTGGGACCGTTTCGATCCCGACGAATGGGTCATCATGCCGAACTGGTGGCAGCGGATGCGGATGATCTGGCAGCTCAGGAAGGAGATGCGGACATGGTGAAGCAGCAGTTCTTTTTCATCGATCCTGACCGAATCAACAAGCCGCGCAACGGGGTCGCCTCGGTCTACATCGATTGCTGGTGGAGCGTCGACAGCGAAGGTCGGGTAGCCCTGTATTCGAACGGTAGGCAAGCGTTCGGTCGTCAGCCGGTGTCGCCTCAGTGCAACACCGAGCGGGCAGTGGCAGAGCGCCTGAGTGCGCGACTCGGATTCATTTCTCCGGTTCAACAACTTCCGGTCGTCTACCTTGCCTGGACCGAACCATCCGGTCCCTGCCTTCTACCCACCGATTTGGAGCACGCGGTCAAGAAGGAGGCAGCGTGAAGCTCGCCAATGAGATCGTTTACGACGTCACCGAGCGCGAGTACCACGCACACCGCGCCCTGAGCTCGACCGGTGCACGGCGGCTGCTCGAGAGTCCCGCACGCTTCAACTACTGGCGCACGCACCAGGGGCCAGGCAAGCAGTCGTTCGACGTCGGCACAGCAGTACACACGAAGGTGCTCGGTGTCGGCGCGGGCACGATCGCCTACCCAGCCGAGCACGTCACCGCCTCCGGATCAGTCAGCACGAAAGCCGCGACCGTCGCATGGGCCGACGAACAGCGAGCCAACGGACTTACACCCATCGCGCCGGCACAAGCAGCACGAGTCGACGGTATGGCTGAAGCAGTCCTCGCCCACCCGACCGCACGCGCACTGTTTGAGCAGCCCGGCCACTCGGAAGCGTCCGTGTTCGCCACCGACGAGGACACCGGCGTCGAGATACGGGCACGGTTCGACTACCTGCCCGACCTCTCGTTGGACATGCCTGTTGCGGTCGACCTGAAGACCACGGCAAAGCTCGCCTCAGCCGAGGGTTTCGCCAGGACGGTCGGCTCATACGGGTATGACGTGCAAGAGCAGTTTTACCTCCGTGCCATCGAGCAGGCAGGCCACGACGCCCCACGCTTCCGCTTCGTGGTCGTCGAGTCCGATGCACCACACCTTGTCGCAGTCCACGAACTCGACGTCGAGTGGCAGCAGATGGGTGCCGCGAAAGTGCAGAGAGCGCTCGAGCTATATGCCGAATGCTCCCAGTCCGGCGTCTGGCCCGGCTACCCCACCGAAACACAACTACTCAGCCCGCCCAACTACCTCGTCTACGCACATGAGGACGAGTACGGGCCGCTGCACGAAGAAATCAGGATCTGATGCCGATTCCGACGGGGCTTTCATCTCAGGCAATCCACGGAAACGGGAATCATCATCCGTGGGACCCAAGTGACCTACTCCGATGCGTCCGTTACTGCAGCGGTTACCTCACCACGGAGCAGCTGCGCGAACGAATGGCCGGACGCTCGATTGAGTGGGACCGCCTGCTACCGGAGTGGGACAACCTCACTGCGCTTCTCGCCCAGGAGATGCGTGACCGAACCGATGGAACTGCGCCGCTCACCTACCGGGCAATGAAGCGAGTCCTTGCGGACGGTGTGACTTGCAAGTCATGCAGTGGCTCCGGCCGCTCGGGGCCTTGTTCGAAGTGCAAGGGCACAGGTCATCGGAGCGGCGGGACCTGCCGAGCAGCCGACTGCATTCGCGGCTACAACGTCTGTCCAGACTGCCGTGGCAACGGCTACAAGAAGAAGGAGGCCTGAGATGGACCTGTCACAGACCATTGTCCCCAAGTCGGACCAGGTGAACGCTGACGACCTCATTGCTGGTCCGGTCACCGTCACCGTGCAGGAAGTCGTCGCAGGCAGCGCAGAACAGCCCGTCGACGTGCGCCTCGTCGAATACCCGGGACGGGCGTACCGACCGTCCAAGTCGATGCGCCGCGTCCTCGTCAGCGCATGGGGGGCAGAAGCATCCGCGTACGCCGGACGCAGACTCACGCTCTACCGCAACCCCGACATCACTTTCGGACGCGATCGTGTGGGCGGCATCGAGATCTCGCACATGAGCCACCTCGACAAGCCGCTCACCGTCGCACTCACCGCCACCCGAGGCAAGCGGAAGAACTTCACCGTGCAGCCGCTGCCCGACACTCCCCAGCGTGACTGGCTCGCGGAAGTGGAGCTCGCCGGCAACGACGTCGGCGCTCTCCGTGCACTACACGGGGCAGCACGAGCAGCCGGCGCATCAGCTGATGTGCTCGCACGCATCGAAGCAGCCGGACGTGCAGCACAAAAGGGTGGTGCAGATGCAGTGGACGCTTGACCTTCCCTACGAACGCCCACCACTCAACGCGAACCAACGCATGCACTGGGCGAGGAAAGCGGCTCTGACCAAACAGGTGAGGGCCGCTTCGTTCTACGCAGCCAAGTCAGCCGGCGTCCTCAAATGTGACAAGGTGCGCGTCACCCTCACCTGGTTCGTCCGCACAACGACACGTCGCGACGCCGACAACGTCGTCCCGACGCTCAAAGCGCTGTGCGACGGGCTCGTAGACGCCGCCGTAGTACCCGACGACACCCCGGACCTGATGGAGAAAGTCATGCCCGTCATCGTCTACCGGCCCGGACAGCAGTCAGGGCTGCAGCTGCACGTGGAAGAGGTGTGGACGTGAGAGCGCCCTGCTCTATCGATGGCTGCGAGAAGCCGTCCGCGGGCCGCGGTTGGTGCAGCACCCACTGGTATCGGTGGAGGCACCATGGTGATCCGCTGATTGCCCGTAAGGCCAAAGCTGCTCGACCAGCCGCTCGGTGTTCTGCGTTGGAATGTGACCGTGCCGCGTTCAGCAAGGGATGGTGCGGCATGCACTACGCCCGCAACTCCAAGCATGGGTCACCCTACGTGGTCCGTGCTAGCGGGCGACCCCTCGACGGCGCACACCCGAAGTACGCCGCCATCCACAAACGTCTAAATCGAGTACGTGGCTCTGCACGCGCGCACACGTGCGTCGACTGCGGTGGTCGGGCGCGTGAGTGGTCTTACGACAACCGCGACCCGCAGGAAGTGCGAGGGCAGGTAGGCCGCTTCGTATGCGCCTACTCGCTGAAGCTCGAGCACTACGAGCCGCGATGCACGCCGTGTCACCGCAAGTTCGACTGGCGCGAATCGAAGGGAGCAGCACATGCCGAAGCGTGAACACCTGGACGAAGTGATCGAGCGGCTGCAGCTCACGATTGCTAACTCATCGATCAACTGCGATCACGTCACAGTCAGCATCGGCGATCTCGAGCGACTTATCCATGCCTCCATTTGGGGCGACGACTGATGCCAGGAAGGAGAACCGATGGCGAAGGACGACAGGCTCTACGCCCGCTTTGACATCGCGATGGATGAGCACCCGAAGATCATGCTGCTGTCCGACGCTGGCTTCCGGGCTCTGGTGGAGGCGACGTTGTACTCGAGACGCCAACTCACGGACGGGTTCCTTGCTGCACGTATTGCTGAACGTAAGTGGGGCCTCGACGTCATCAGCGAGCTCACCGGCAACGACCCCGAGCGTCCGTCCTGGCATCCGCATGTGAAGGACGGCGTGGACGGCTACATGATCCACGACTTTGCGGAACACCAGACCACGAACGCTGATATCGAGGCGAAACGCGAGGCCGGGCGTAGGGGCGGGCTAGCAAAAGCTGCCAAGAGGGGTAGCACATCGCTAGCACCTGCTACGGATCTGCTAGAGCAAACCGCTAGCACCACCCCTAGTGCACCCCTAGCTATTACAGAGACAGAGACAGAGACAGAGACAGAGACAGAGACACCTACTTCTAACGAAGTAGGTGGAGGTGCGCGCAAGCGCGGCACCCGCATCCCCGAGCCATTCATCGTCGATGGAGCAATGAGGCAGTGGGCCGCGGAGAACACACCAGGCGTGGACGTCGACTTCACGACGGCGAAGTTCGTCGACTACTGGAGAGCTAAGAGCGGCAAGGACGCAGCCAAGGTGAACTGGCGATCGGCTTGGAACAACTGGCTGCGCAACGACTACCAGCGGCTACCCCAGCAGAAGCAGTCGCCGGCACAGAGAGCTGCGTCATTCGTCGGCACTTTCGGCACCGACGAACTTGCGATTGGAGGCAACGAGTGGACCTAGACGAAACCGCGAAGCTGCTGACCGTCATCGCCGCGTACGACAACCGCAACGTGCAACGCGAAACCGTCATCGTCTGGCAGCAAGCACTCGCACATCTCACGCTCGACGTCGCACAGCAGGCCGTGGTGCTCCATTTCAAGGATTCCACGGCCTACTTGCTGCCCGGGCATGTGAACGCTGCTGCACGGCGCGTACAGGACGCGTTGGAACGGCAGCAGCGACTATCACGGCCAGCACTCGAACCGGCCGTCGTCACACTCGACCGGGCAGCACACGAAGCCGAGTTCCAAGCAGCGCTCGAGAAGTACCGGAAGGAGCGAGCGAATGGGTGATCAACGAGACCGCGTGCCTGTATGGATCACGCGCTGGCCAGGTAAGCCAACATCGGGCCGCTCGGTTTACCGCGGGCGTGATTCCGGGGCGTGGTACTGGCAGTGCGACTTGCACCCGGATGAGGACTGGACGGACGAGTGGGGCATTGCGGACACCTGGGGCGAGGTCATGGCAGCTGCCATCGCTCACGCAGTGCACTGTTCGTTTGTCGCCGTTTCAGCAGGTTCCGAGAATGACCGATGACGCGTGGGCGAATTTCATCGCCTCCATCGACCCGTTAGCGCTCGAGCGAGAACGGATGCGCGTCCACGGCAACCTCGAGCACGAACGCCCCGGATCGCGGCAGGACCACGAGATGCGTCACGCACACCAATGGCTGAAACAGGAACGCATCCGAGTCACGACCGACGACGACATGGCCGGCGAGATACACCGGCTGCAACTCGCAGACGCCGACACCACCATCCGACTCCACACCAACGAACAGGACCAACAGCTCGAGGCCGAAATCCAGGCGTACCGGGCAAGGAAGGCAGCAGCATGAGCAAGGCAACCATCACCGTCGAGGGTTTCGTCACCAAGGATCCCGAGCTCCGGCAGCACAACGGCAAGTCCGTCATCGCAGTCGACATCGCACACACGCCCCGCAAGAAGGATGGCGACCAGTGGGTGGATGCCGGCGAGACGATCTGGTTCCAGGCATCGTTCTGGGAGAAGGATGCGGAGGCCATCGCTGCGACCGTGCACAAGAGCACGCTGGTGACCGTCACCGGCCAGCCCGAGCTCAACGTGTACAGCAAGCAGGACGGCACCCCCGGTGTTTCCGTGCGCATCAAGTTCGGCACGCTCGGCATCATCCCCCGCCAGGACCGCCAGCAGCCCGCCTCCGCCCCGAATACCGCCCCGCAGCCCCAGTGGGACACGCAGGGTGGTAACCGCGGGCAGACGGGCGCACAGACCGGCTCTTGGGCGACCGCGGGGCAGATCGCGGATGCGGAGGTGCCGTGGTGAATAATCTGGGCTACAAGATCATCGATGGGCGCACGGGTCAGCGAATCACCTCGCTCAGTTACATCTCCGAGCAGGGGGCGCGAACTGACATTCGGGCACTCTGGCACCGGCAACGCGTTGGATCTTTGTTGGCTGTCGACCCGGGCGTTATCGCTAATGCGACCGTAGTGCCGAAAGAGGAAACCGATGACTGACCCGGTGAATCCGGACTCGCTGAAAACTCCATACGACCATTTTTCAGATTTGCGACAGGCGTACGCGGAAGGTTTTGAACGTGCGCACGTTGAGGCTGACCGTCTACAAGCCGCGGTCCGAGATGCACCGCACGACTCCTTCTGCTTGGCTGACTTGCCATCCGGCAACCATGTCTGCATTTGCTGGAAGGCGACCCTCGTATGACCGACGACGCGTGCTCTATCTGCGGCCCGATCTGCGGCATGCGGGAATTCGGATGGGAGCCAAGCGATGACCGAACCGAGTAACGACTGGGCCGACTACCCAGCACCGCTCATCCCATACGTGCCCACAACGGAAGTCGTGAAGGACGGGTACGTGCGTGCCATGCGCAACGCGTTCATCGCATCCGCCAGCGAACACGAGCAAGAGTTCGACCGCTGGCTCGAGATCGAACGGTTCAAGTCGCGGCAAGACGGGTACGCGCTCCGAATGCAGGATGAGCGCGAAGGCATCGGAGCAGACCGCGACGAATGGCTCGAGACGCCAAAGGAGAACGCTGATGGATGACGCACTCGAACAGCGATTCCGCCGCTGGCTACTCGAAGAAGCAACCGGCAACCAAGGGGCCGCAGTCAACACGACTGTGGCCCCAACTGCTGCCACCGATACATGGAGATACCCGTTCTGGCCGGCGCACGACGTCGGCTATGAGGAGGACGAACGATGAGCAAGTTGAAGAAGATCACCATCACGCTCGAATACGAGGTGCTGGACGGGTACATCACGGACAACATGCTGCTTGGAGCTATGCGAGGTGTGCGTGTTGACGAAATCACGTTTGAAGACAAGACGTGGCCGCGCTTCGTGCAGGCCAAGCTGACGGAGGAAGACTGATGATGGGAAACAGTAGGCCGCTGAGTTTCGCGAAGATTGGCCGCAACGACCCTCGCGACATGTACAAGATGCAGTACACAAGCCGAGGTTACGCACCATTGTCGCTGGACGAACTGCGACCAGCGATGGAGATGATCTACATGGATCAGGAAACAGGCATCCTGACGCTCGACCCGTTTGGCTTCGAGGATTGGCTTGAGCGAACGGGCAACGTATGAGCGATACGAGACTGCTGGACGCGGTTGATGCGCTAACGCGACCGCACACCGAACACGTGAAGCAGACCACCGACGACGGCGAATACCTGCGCACCGTCCCCGTCGAACACCCGCCACTGCTGCAACAGTTGGCCGACGCTGTTGTGCCGTCCGCTGGGAACGATGGCGGCTCCAAGTCGGCCAGTGCACGGGAACGCAACGTGCTCGACTCCGACGCGCTGTGGGAGCTGACACGCATCGAGACGGCGCTACGTGACTGGCTGCGACACGACCGGGCCGCGTTCGACCGATCGGACCTGCCCGCCACCTTGCGGCGCTGGTACGTCGGCTACGAGGCGCGACCGTTCATGGACGACAACGTGACCGAGTGGCATGTCCGCGAACTCCGCCGCTGGGAACGCGTCATCACCGCCAAGCTCGACCGCAGCATCAAGCAGATCCCAACCGGGTACCTGTGCGTTCTGTGCAAAGAGAAGCAGTGGGTGGACCAGGACGGCGAACGACAGCCCGCCAGACTCATCCTCTCGTACCGCAGAGACGAGGAAGGGCGCACGTCCGAGGAACAGGTCACATGCCAACGGTGCCGCACGAGGTGGGACAACTGGGATGCGATCAAGGAACTCGGGGAAGAACTGACAGAGGCGAGTGAGAGGACGACAGCATGACCGGAACAGTCACATATCAGCATCATAGGCCAGTGAGAGGATGAACGCATGAGTAATCACAACGCCTACTACCCGAATGGTGACTACATCATTTGCGACTGCGACCTGGCCGATGAGCACGGGATTGAAGAAGACAGCGTGTCGCAGTCAGAAAGCGATACCGACACGCACTGAAATGCTGTACCATCGGAAGTGCGTAGACGAACTCTGTCTACCAACTGCTCCCCATCGCCTCACGGTTGGTGGGGATTTTTCATACGTGCTCCTGGCCACTGAGACGCATAAGTGGCACCCCTCGTCAGCAGATGCCTTTGCCGGACCAGCCCTGCTCACGTTAATGAAGACCGGCTGAGCAGTCCCACGCGATGGCCTGCCAGGTGAACCCACGCCAAAGCTGTTGCCCCCGCCGACGAGTGGGCGTAGAAGACAAGCGCATCGGTGCTGCCACCGTTAGCCGTTGAATCGGATCCGCTTCTTTGCGCCCACTCCGTCGAGCAGCAACCACACACTTCCCATCCGCGCCGGCCGACACACAACAGACCAGCGCCGCCCTGCCAAGCGCAACAGCCGACGGTGGGTGAGCGGCGCGCCATGTCGAACACAGCGGTTCGAGCCGGATGGGTACTACCAACGGAGGCTGACGTGAGCGAAGAAGCTGACGACAAACTCGAAACAGCGATCAGTGCCTACCTCACGGAAAGAGGCGACGGCGCTTACCTGACCGGGTACGTGCTCATCGCATCCGGCGCTGACCCCGAACGCGCCGACATCACGCGCTACGTCAGCACCATCCCCGACACGCAAAACCTGCACACAACACTCGGCCTAGTCGAGTACCTGCGCATGGACGTACGCGGCGAGATCCCCGATGACGACGACGAATGACGACGCACTGAGCTCGCATCGAGTCAGGTCCAACGTCTGGCCCACGCGACCGACAGCGCACCCGCAACTCGTCGAAGCCATCAACGCCATCTTCGAACAGCCGATAGAAGACAGGGACTGATGAGCAAGCACGAACGAACCTGGAACATCATCGGCGTCGTCCTCGCCACCATCCTCGTCAGCTACATCCTCTGGTCCGCCTGGTGCATGATCAGCGGTGCAGCATGGTGAACTGCCCGGAGTGCGGCTACGAATACCAGTCGCTACTCGCAGCCGAACGATGCGCTGACGACGACCAACGCAAGCCACGCAAGAACGACTGGCTCGATCCGGACGCTTGGGACTAGCCGCTAACTGACAACTCAACACAGGAAGCCCCCGCGCTGCGCCAACAGCCGGGGGTGTGACCAGCTCGTGAAGGAGCCGATGTGCACAACCGTATCTGCAACGTCGACAAATGCAACCGCAGAAGCGATGCGCTGGGCATGTGCAACATGCACTACCAGCGCCACCACTACGGAAAGCCCCTCAACCCGCCCGGCAGGATCGAGTACGGCACCTGCACTATAGACGGGTGCAACAAGCCCACTCGGTCGCGGTACTCGCCGCTGTGCGCCATGCACTACCACCGCCAGTATCGACACGGCGGCACGCAGATCACGGCGACCCAGACAGACGTCACGGCCAGTAACGGCAGGCGCTACAAGACCAAGCACGCACCGCGGCACCCGCTTGCCAGCAAGCACGGCGTTGTTTACGTACACCGCATGGTCCTGTTCGACGCCATCGGGCACGGGCCGCACCCATGCCACTGGTGCGGCGTCCTGCTCAACTGGACAGCCAAAGGTGAACCCGACGCTATCCACGTCGACCACCTCAACGACATCGGTGACGACAACCGTGTCGAGAACCTCGTAGTCGCCTGCCTCGGTTGCAACTCAGCACGCGGCGCTCAGCACCGTCACGAAGCGCTGAAGCAAGCAGGCTTCTGGTCCAACAACGACACCATCGCGCGTCTCGAGAAGAGCCGCGTGCACAGAGTCGATGAGTCGGTGATGTCATGACTGAACGCAACAGCGGTCAAGCCAAGCGTGCTCGCGCAAGACTGCGAGCCACTGGCGCGAACTGCTACCTGTGCGGCTCAAGCATCAACTACAAGCTGCCGATGACTGACCCGAAATCCTTCGTCGTCGATCACGTCATACCTCTCGCGAAGGGAGGTCAAGATGCGCTGTCCAACATGAAGGCAGCGCATCGAAGACGTGACTGCAACAGCAAGAAGCGGGCTCGTATCGTCGCTCCAATCGTGCGTCGTAGCGGCTCGCTGAACCACTAGCGAGCAACTTGTACCAATTGACTTGTACCAACTGATCGCGCCGAAAGGGTGGGGGAGTGCCCCCTAGTGACACCGTTCCGGACCTCCGGGGCCAGGGACCGTCCCTCCCCTAGCTTCTTTTCCAAACTTGTATCAACCCAGTCGAACTTGTACCAACCCTTCTAGGCGGTGATCTGCGTGGCTGCAACGAAGCTCCGAGCCGTCACTGCGGATGACAAGCCGCTGCGACCTCTCACCGTTACTGAGGCGGCTGAAGCGAATGACACGAGGGCGATGCTGGTGGCTTCGCGTCGTCGTATCGCGGTCGCCGTTGAGGACCCGAACACCCCGGCTCGTGACCTGGCTGCACTCACGAAGCGGCTGATGGAAACGGCCCGGGAGATCGACGCGATCGACGCTCGAGAGTTGGAGGCGGAAGCGCATGCCGACGTCGAAGACGGCAAGTTCGACGCCGCGGCTATCTGAGGTTGCCCGTCACGTTGTGATGCCGTCTGGCATTGTCACGACTGCTTGGCCGCGTGTGGTGGCGAAGTGCGCTGAGATGGGCGTCCAGTTCGACTCGTGGCAACACGGTGTTGGTTCGATTGCGCTGGGGAAGCGCAAGGACGGCAAGTACGCGGCCACGGTTGGCGGCGTTGTGCTGAGCATCCCCCGTCAGGTCGGGAAGACGTTTCTCGTCGGCATGATCGTGATCGCCCTGTGCGTGATCTTCCCCGGCTTCACTGCCCTGTGGACAGCGCACCGCACCCGAACTGCTTCTATGACGTTCGCCTCGCTGCAGGGCATGGTCAAGAAGAAGAAGATCTGGCCGCACGTGCGGGCGATTCGGCAGACGAACGGCGAGCAGGAGATCCGCTTCCGCAACGGCTCGGTCATCATGTTCGGAGCTCGCGAGGCCGGCTTCGGTCGAGGCTTTGACAAGGTGGACGCTGAGGTATTCGACGAGGGGCAGATCCTCACGTCGAAGGCGCTTGAGGACATGGTGGCTGCGGCGAACCAGTCGCAGCAAGAGTCCGGTGCACTGCTGTTCTTCATGGGCACGCCTCCGCGACCGTCTGACCCTGGTGAAGAGTTCACGAACCGGCGCAGTAAGGCGCTGTCTGGGCGCAACAAGAACATCGTCTACGTCGAGTTCTCGGCTGATCCGTCTGCTGACTCTGACGATCATGAGCAGTGGGCGAAGGCGAACCCGTCGTTCCCGCTTCGCACGCCGGTCGAGTCGATCGAGCGTATGCGTGAGAACTTGACCGATGAGGACTCGTTTCGCCGCGAGGCGTTGGGCATCTGGGATCCGACCGAAACCGCTCGAGTGATTGATGAGCAGTCGTGGAACCTTGTTGCCGACCCCGCTTCGATGGCTGTGGAGCGCTTGTCGTTGGCGATCGACGTTGCTCCGGATCGTTCGGTGGCGACTGTCTCGTTCGCTGGCCAACGTCCGGACGGTCGGTGGCATGTGGAGATGGACGAGCAGCGCAAGGGTGTCGATTGGGTGCCTGCGCATGTCGCGAATCTGTCGAAGAAGAACCGCCTTCACGCTGTTGTCGTCGACGAGATGACTGGCCTTGTGGAGAAGCGGAAGAACGGCCGTAACTACCTCAAGGGCACAGATGTTGTGGTGACTCTCGCAGCTGCTGAGGGCCGTGACATGGCGGTTGCGTGTGCGGCGCTGTTCGACGGTGTGATGTCGCAGCAGCTGTTCCATACGGATCAGCCGCAGATGAATGTGGCTTTGTCGGTGGCTCGTAAGCGTCCGTTGGCGGGTGCGTGGGCTTGGAATCGGAAGGATGCCATGAGTGACATCACTCCGATTGTTTCGGCGTCTCTGGCGCTGTGGGGTGCGCAGAACGAGAACGTGAAGCGTCAGGGCAAGACTGGATCTAGGACGGCGGTGGTGCTTTGACTGAGCAGATCCGTATCAGTTCGCTGTCTGACGATGAGACGCGCACCCTGAATCTGCTGATTGATCAGCTTGATGAGCGCACTCCCCGTAACCTGCGGCGCGCGTCGTATTACGACGGGAAGCGTGCTGTTCGTCAGGTGGGCAACATCATCCCTCCGCAGTACGAGAGTCTGGCCCTCGCTCTTGGGTGGACGGCGAAGGGTGTGGATGGTCTAGGTCGTCGTTGCAACATTGACCGCTTTATTTGGCCGTCTGGTGATCTCGATTCGTTGGGTATGCAGCAGCTGCAGGATGACAACTCGTTGCTGTCGGAGCTCGCTCAGGCGCGCACTGACTCGCTGGTGAACGGTGTCTCGTTCCTGGTTGCCACTCGTGGCGTGGGCGAGGATGAGCCGACCGCTTTGGTGCACGCTCGCAACGCGTTGAACGCGACGGGTGAGTACAGCGTCCGCGGGCGTCGGCTGACGAGTTTTCTGTCTGTGACGTCGCGTAAGGATATGCGAATCACGGGGTTCGTGCTGTACCTGCCGAACCTGACGATCAGCGCCGAGCAGGACGAGGCGAACCGGTGGGTTGTTGACCGGTCGGAGCACTCGTTTGGCGTTCCGGTCGAGCCGATGGTGTACAAGCCGTCGTCTGAGCGGCGTATGGGGCGCTCGCGCATCACACGGCCGGCGATGTCGCATCAGGATGCGGCGCTGCGTGCGTTGATGCGCCTTGAGGCGCACATGGATATCTACGCGATCCCGAAGATGGTGATGCTGGGTGCGTCCGAGGACGTGTTCAAGAACCCGGACGGGACGCTGAAGCCTGCATGGCAGCACGTCATGGGCCGGGTGCTTGGCATCCCGGACGATGAGGAAGCCGCTACCCCGCGCGCCACGTTCGAGCAGGTATCGCCCGAGTCGCCGCAGCCGCACTTGGCAGACCTTAATGCGTTGGCGAAGCTCACTGCACGCGAGTTTGATCTTCCGGATCAGGACTTCGCGCTCACGGACATGGCGAACCCGACGTCGGAGGGTTCGTACGTGCAGGGTCGTGACTCGTTGGTGGCCGAGGCTGAGGGCGCGACGGATGAGTGGTCGATTCCGATCAAGCGTCAGGTGACTCGGGCGCTGGCGATGCAGAACGGGCTTGACGCTGTGCCGGACTCCTGGAAGACGCTTGCTCCGAAGTGGCGGAACCCGTTGTACCTGTCGAAGTCGGCGCAGGCGGATGCGGGGCAGAAGCAAATCGCGGCGGTGCCGTGGCTTGCTGAGACGGACGTGGCGCTCGAGTTGGTGGGTCTTGATGACCAGCAGATTGAGCGTGCGTTGGCGCAGAAGCGCCGGCAGGCGGGACGAACGGTGCTTGAAGCGCTGGCATCTAGGACGACGACGCAGGAGGCCGTGAATGCCGACAGCGTGGGAGTCCAGGCGGGCGCTGAACCTCGTAGCTGATGTCGCAGTGGCGGCGTCACTGCAGTTGCTGCGGTCGACCACTGGTACCGCTGAGCAACGACGTTACGACCTGCTCGGCGGTGTGCCGGAGGTGGTGGCGTACTACTCGGATGGCTCCGCGGCGCTCGCTGCTGACTTCTACGACGATGAGCGTGCCGCGGCTAACGTGTCGGGGCCATTCACGTCGGATCTGATTGTTGCTGACAGGACGGTGAAGCTGCGGCGTGCGATCGCTTGGTCCGCGGAGCCACTGTTCGACGGTGATGACGTTTTGGCTGGGAAGCGGCTCGCGGAGGTTGTGCAGCTTGAGGCGGCGCGGCCGTACCGAGACACGATCACCGGCAATACCGAGCGTGGAGTGGCGTCGGGTGGGTGTCCGTTCTGCCGGATGCTCGCGGACCGCGGCGCGGTCTACACCGAGCGGACGGCGCGCTTCTCGGCGCATGAGCATTGCCATTGCACTGCTGCTCCGGCTTTCGTGGGATACGACGGCCCGGAAGCGTCAGTACAGCAGTACCGGGCGTCGCGCCGTAATCGAACACCGGAGCAGCAGGCGCAGCTGAGGGAGTATCTGAAGGAGCACTACTCTGATTGACGCGCTCGCCATTCACGGTTGTACTCGGCTCGCCGCTCTCGGTTATTCCAGTAGTAGTCGCGGTTGCGCTTGTACGCGCACCGCTTGCAGCGGCGCTGTCCGCGCTTTGAGATGATCGTGTTGTCCTTGTCAAGCGGGTGACCTTCAGGACATTCCGTTACTTTCGCGCGCTGCGCAGCAATATTGCCGCCGCGAAGTAGGTTCTCCTGACGAGTTGCTGGCTTCAGATGCTCGGGATTGCAGCAAGAACGGTGCGGGCAATCTGAGGCGACAGCCGGGGAGCAATTTGCCGGGTCATGGCAGAGGTGATCGAGGTCGAGCCCTTCCGGGATTGGACCGTTGACGTACTGCCACATGACTCGATGAGTCAAGCGCCAGACCTTTCCTTCGCCGCCTGACCAGCTGACTCGGCCGTAGCCGACTGACTTTCCGCCTTGCCACTGCCAGCAGCCGTCTTCATTGATGACGATGCGCTGACGGATTCGTTCGATTACTCGTTCGGGTGCGAGTTCGCTCATGTGTAAAGCATACAACGTGCGTTTGCACCACACAATAGACCTCCCCGGTTGACGGGGGAACGCTACGGCCGCGTCTAAGGCCGGTCTGATGTCCGACGGGACAGAAACGGGGAACCGATGAGTGACACCGCTAACGCTGCCGATGGCCAGGCCGATTCGGCCGAATCCGAGGGTGGCGAGCAGCAGCAGGCGCAGACGTTCACGCAGGCTGACGTTGACCGGATCGTAAAGGACCGGCTTGCTCAGCAGGCGAAGAACAAGTTTGGTGATTACACCGAGCTAAAGACGCGCGCGGAATCGGCGCAGACGCTCGAGCAGCGTCTCGCTTCGCTGGAAACGGAACTGACGACAACTCGGACGCAGGCGCTGAAGACCAGCATCGCGGCGAAGTTCGGAATCAGCACCGAACCTGGCGAAAACGGCGAGCCGTCTGACGCTGACCTGTTTCTCACTGGTTCCGATGCCGACTCTCTCACGGCGCAGGCTGAACGGCTTGCGGCGCGGGTAGCAGACCGGAAGAAGAACGGAAACGTCGCACCCAAGGAGGGTTCGACGACTTCGACGGGCAATAGCCGATCCCCTTGGGGTGGCGTGCTCGACAAGATCACTTCGCGCGATTCGTAGCGCGCCTCAACTTAGGAGAAACACATGGCAGACACTCTGCAGAGCGGGGATCTTCACTTCCCTACTCAGATCGCTGACGGCATCGTCGAGAAGGCTAAGACCGGTTCGACTGTTGCTGCTCTTTCGGGCCAGGAGCCGATGCGCTTCGGCAACGTCGACATCATCACGTTCGATGACGACCTGACGGCTGAGTTCGTTGAGCAGTCCGGTGCTAAGGGTGCGGACGACGCTAAGCCGGCGTTCGTCACCGCAACCCCGCACAAGGCTGTGGTGCAGATGCGCACCTCGGACGAGTTCCGCTGGGCCGATGAGGACTACCAGACCGGCATCCTCGACCGCTTCGGCGACAAGGTTTCGCTGGCTCTGTCCCGCGCCCTCGACCTGGGCCTGTACTACCGCATCAACCCGCGTACGGGTACTGCGGTGACCTCGTGGACGAACTACCTCAACTCGACCACCAAGCGTGTTGAGGCTGGGGACGCTGCGGACATCGACTTCGAGTCGGCTGCTGGCCTCGTCATTGGTGCGGGTTACGGCGTCAACGGGGTTGCGCTCGACCCGAAGTACGCATGGACCCTTTCGACCGCCCGTTACGAGGACGG